ATCAAAGATTCGTTGTCAAAATCAACTAAATGAATTCTAGGATTCTTTAATACATTTCTTAGTAATGGTACTAATACTGTGCCATACCAAGATCCTAAAATCCATACTTCTTTTTTATCTAAGTCAGAAATGCATTCCATTTTTAAATGTTCAACTAACCAAGACTTAGCCATTAATTGATTTTGTGAATATGACTGTACAAAGTCTTTAGTTCGATGTGGATATTTTTCCATTACTGTCAATGTCCATTCAGACCATAGATAGGCAGGTATTGGAAATTTTTGCATAGTGTGTGTTATCATATCATTCCTTCAAATAGTACTACGTCTCCAGATGTTCCATTCTTATTGAACGAGGAGACATTTACGTTATCGTATAGACAGTATTTATCTGGGAATCTATGTTCAATAAATGTGTCAATACCACTAAAAGTGAATTCTATTTTCTCTTTATGTTTGATATAATAATCAAATATTTCTTGTCTTTTAGTATTTTCATCCCAACAAATAATAGATGAATTAATTGAACAATATTGATGATTTTTAGATACTGTAATATCTTTCAATTGTTTTAAATCTATCCAATCAGTATATAAGAATTTCATATATTCATCTGGTTTGAACCAGTCAACTTTATTCTTAATAGCAATATCTAAGTCATAAAATACACCAGGACCTTTAATAAATTCTTCGTTAAATAATACCATTTTATTCCACCATTTAGTTGATGTTTTTGGTAACGGTATTGTTTCGCAATTTAGTCCAGTTGGATCTTCCGTAATGCAAATAATATCTTCGCCAAGCATATCCTGAAGATTATTCACATAATCAGGACCATATTTAGATCCCCATTTTAAACAATAATTTTTCATTTTTTATACTTTAATCTCTTTAAAACTTCGTCATAAGACTCAGAAAAAATACTTATTTTGAACATGATTCTTTCTTTTGGACCGTTGGTGACACTATGCGGCTGTTGAGTGTCTAGTAGACATTGCTCATAAAAATATTCTTTGCCATTAATTGTTATTGGTGCTGCTTCATCACTTAAAATAAAGTTTAAACTACATAATGTTTTATTATCAACGTGTTCTGGAATTTCAGCAAATGGTTCCAACCAATAAAATCTTCCCTTTCCAAATACGCCAAAATCCATCATTATTTTATTTGCCAATTGACCTTCATATTTTTCAATAGACCATTTATCATGTGAATAACCTGGATATCTATCATCAGTATATGGTTTGCTATTTTTCTTAAGTTCATTAGCAACTTTTAAAAATGATTCTTTGTCAATATTATAATCTATTAATGTAACTGGCGTATTGTTCATTATTAACTCCATTTGTAAAATGTAAAGCTTTTGCATTAGAAATATCATGATGATCTACTAATACGTTCCATTCGGCAGGTACTTCACCAATATCAGATTCATCTAGCCATTTAAACTGTAGTAGATCAATTGGTTTAGTATTTTTGACAAATTCTTTGGTTAGTACTTTATTTTTAGGATGTGAACTATTCCAAAGAATCAATGAAGCCCAGTTTTTCTTATCGTAATAACTATTTGTTTTACCATCCATTTTATTAGAATGAACTTGATATGGTGCGTGCTTTACTACCATTATAGCATATTCTTCGTTAATTAATTCATATAATTTATTGATATCTTCTAAAAATATAAAATCACTATCAGCAAATATATGCCAACCTTTATAATCAGTTTGTTCAGGTATTAAGAATCTAGAAACTGTAAACTTAGTACTTCCTTCAATATCAATGAACGGAGTTGGATGACATTCCTCACCAATGCTTTTAATACAGTTATCGTATTGCATTTGATAATTATCATCATATCCTATAAAAATCATTTTTCTTCTCCAAAGTTGTTAAAATGTTCTTTGCCTTCTAATATACCACAAACACTGCAATTATTGCAAGGAAACATCTTGCGAATTCCTTTTTTTAGATCTTTTCTGTATTTGTTAAATTCTTCAGAATTCCAAGCTTCATCTAAACTTTGAACTTTAAGATCTCCAGTTGGTGCCCTTTTACTCCAATCATTTGAACAAAGATATGTTTTTAAATCAAAATCTATAAACAATTTATAGAATGGAATATAGCATTCACTACCCGTTGTTTTACCAACATTTTTAAATATTTCAACTCTATTAACAGTATTTGTTGGACCATTATAGTAATGATTAAATTCTAAATTGGTCTCAGTGATAAATGATTTAAAATATTCGCTGTTATCTTCGTCATATAAAGATACTTTAATATCAGTAAAAATATGTTTTATTTCATTATATTTTTCTGGCGTAAGGTAATCGCCATTTGTTATTAAAACAACTTTACTTGCTGAAGTTGGAATAGCATTGTCTAAAACCTGAACAAATTCTTTATGCAACAATGGTTCACCAAGTCCAGATACTGAAACTATATTATTATATCCTTCTAATCTTTTACCTAATATCTTTGAATCTTCAATTGTTAATCTTTTAGATGTATTTTTATATCCATTACCTCTTGGGCAAAATGAACAACTTCTATTACATACATCTATAATGTTTAATTCTATTCTTTCAATCACCAATAAGTCCTTTGTTTATTAAAGACATTCGAGTATAATCTCCAATTTTTCTGGTTTCAAATTTTTCTATAAACTTAGGTGCATCTTTAAATAAGACGAAGTTTGCTTTGCTTGGAACACAATTATATTTACTTTCTAGATAATCGCGTGTTTCAATCATTCTTTCTATATGAGGTTCTATCAATGGAAGAATTTTAGCTAGATCAATATTTAAAGTTGTATAACTAGGACGTATTTCTTGAAGTTGTAATGTGATATCTTCATTTGCAAAAGAATACGCGCATCTAACACCTGGTAGCGCTAAAGACTTTGATAAGGTCTTCAACACTATTAAATTATCAGGTCTATCATATAATGAACTTTTGGTCAAACTAAAATCGTGATATGCTTCATCAACAATAACATATTCGTGCTTAGAACACATATCATATATTTCATCGTTTGATAATAGCTTTCCACTGGTACCATTTGGATTTGCGATATACACTATATTAGATGATTCTAAATAGTTAGTACTATAATCTATATTTAGTGCTTTACACATTGCTTCTACTGTTGCCCATGTTGGACTGATAACACTAATTGATTTATCTTTAAATATTGTAAGCACTCTGCCAATTAATTCACTTAATCCATAGCCTAAAGCTATATTAGACATTGGTTGATTGTAAAAGTCAGATAACGCTTTATACGACAAATATTCATTTGGGTAAGAGTGTAGATCAATGTTGATTGTTTTAGTATCAATCATTAAAATTCTATCATAACAAACGTTATTAGATAAATTAATTTTTTTAATTTCTTTTGTTGGTTTTGTCCAATCTAATCTAACCATCTATTATTTCCTTTATTGATTGTCTGAATGTATCTATTTGATTAAAGAAAATATCACGATTATTTCTAACAATATATTTAAAATGTTCAGGAATATTGTTTGGTGTATTGATCATTTTGTCTAATAATTCAGTATTATTTTTGCAATGTGGTTTAGTCATAACAAATCTATCGTATGGTTTAATTTGCAATACTCCATTACTAAATTTGCTAATATCGACATCTAGTCCAATGACTGTATTTTGAAAAACAATCCCGCCAAGATTTCCATTATTCATTGGCATAGGATTATAAAATGGACCGTCATTGGTAATCAATACAAGTGGTGTATTCATCATTGCGGAAAAATATGTAATGCTACCTCGCTGTGAAACCAAAAACTTACAATCACGAAGTATTCTATGTTGTTCTTCTATAGTTTGGCCATAACCAATTTCTACGATATCTAAGTTTCTTTCTTTAGCATATTCTTTTACAAAGCTTAGATCAATTTTAGATAAATGTTCTTTACCTCTAATTTTACCAACAGCAATGAAATTACCACTTCCGTTCCATTCTTCTTTGAATCCCCATAACTCTTGCATATTTCTAAAGTTATGTTTAATTCCTTTTATTATATCACGTTTAGTCTTAAAAAAAGTAATATCAACACCACAACTAGGAATTTTCATCAACTTCAAATATGATATAATACTTTCAAATGTAGTTTCTTCATCTTCCTTATTGTATTTTCCAATACTATGATGAGTCAAGCAAATAGCAATTTTTGGAGTAAAATCCAATCCCATATATTCAAACTTAGTGAATACGCTAGTTATATCTGCCAAAAAACAACTATGACTCGCGTATTCTTCACCTATTAGAAGTTCATTAGCTTCTTCTATTGGGAACGGAACTACTTGATCGTAGCCCGTATCTCTAAATTTAAATCCGTATAATGTTTCCATTTATTTTTTTATTTCCATAACTGGTATTTTTTCAATTGGTTTCATTTGTGTTGCATATTTTTCTTTTAATTTTTTATCGCATGGTTTACCACAAATGTCTGCACATTTATTGATTTTAAAATTATCTCTTTTATCAAGAAAATCATCCCACCATTGTCTTCTCATAACTTCTTCTAAACCGTGTTTAACGCCGTTAAAATCATCTAAATCAATTTCGCTGTACATTGTAACAATATCTTCGGCAGTTCTACTAGCAGTTATTTCAGTTCTTTTAATATTTTGTTCAATTAAAATATCATCTTGATATCTTTGAACAAAGTATCTTTCATCTAAGAAACAACATGGATTGACCATACCACTTGCTGATATATGAACTTCACGATGTCTTTCACTAATACAGTCGATTGATTCGTATTCTCTATTACCAGTAAAGTTATTATAATATGCACCACGAGAGTTTGTCATTTTGTCCATATTTCTAGGATAATTTAGTCCATTAACTGGTACACGAGTTGCCGTAATTTCTGAGAATCTAGAGAAGTTATGTTTCTTTGCCATCTCTTTAGCTTCTTCTAAATAATCCTCGTTATGTTCAAATACAATATATTGCCAACAAGTTTCAACGCCATATAATTGTAAAATTTCAGCATGTTCAATGGCTGCAGTTAAGCTAGTATGTGTTCTATGGAAAGCATGCATTTCATCTGTAACGCCATCTAAACCAAACGTAACCTCAACTTTGTTTTTGCTTTTAGATAAGCATTTGCCAAGCTCGTGCCACCATTCCTTATTTCTTTTCATTGCGCCATTAGTTGCAATATAGATATCAGCAAACTTTGCGTGTTCAATGAAGTAATCAAAAACACTAACTGGATCAGAATGCATTAATGGATCTCCGTATCCTCCACATACTGATATTTTTGAGATTGGATATTTTTCAAAAAATTCAGGTGGAACGATTTTCTCAATATCTTCTCTTGAAAGTTCTTCCTTTTTTAGCCAATCCCATTTTTTCTTAGTAGCTGGATTTGTTCTACCGCATTGCGAGCATCCAGCGTTGCATTGTGTAGTGATACCAAAGTCTAAATTTCTTAGTGTATACATGTTTTTACCTTTTATAAAAATATTTTAGTAACGTATTAAGTGACTCGTTGTTGACTTCTAAATTGATTACAATGAATTTAGAGTCTCCGCTATATGAAAACAAGTGATGCATTTTATTTGTATTGATAAAATATGCTCTGCCCTCATCCCAATGTCTTACTTCTTCGTCAATAGCAAAGTACATATCAGGAGGGTTGCAATTAGATATTGGAACAAATAGTCTCAATGTTTCACAATTATATTCTGGAATATATGGATCGCGATGTGGAGGAAAATATCCGCCTGGACCCATTACTAAGATGTGACTGCGACAAACCCAAGGTTCTAAATCCTTAATTACTCTAGGAATTTCGTTACTTCTAGTCCAAAAGCTAGTCTTGTCTTTAAAGTCTTTGTCTGACCATTTTGATCCAGTTGCCGTATTAATTTCTAATAAAGACTCTAAATCATACTCCGGAATTTTCTTATTGTATGTTAAAGATAAACCTTTTCGATCAATACCAGGTTTATTTGAATTATATTGTTTTAATTTTTGACCTTTCATTTCTTCTTGTAAACGAATTGGGTCTAATTTCAATATAAGGGGAATCACGTCGCCAAATGTGACTAGATCATTGTATTCCATCTCTTCTCCTTTTGCTCTTTATAAAATTATTTATATGATAAAAATTGAAAAAATATAAATACTACAAGATTCTGTATAAAGGAGTATTAAATAATGAGAAAAATACCAGCTATTTTTATAGTAGTGGCACTCATATCAAATTTTGCATTTGCTGAATCAGACCCAATAGTGACTGACTCTACTACTAATAGTACAGTAACGACTAAGGGAAGTATGACAACTACGGTCAATCAACCACCACCATCAGCAATTTCTCCTCAGTTTAGCGCTGGAAGTAATAGTGACCTTTGTACAATTGGTGTTGCTGGTGCAGTTCAAACTCAGATACTTGGTATCTCGGCTGGTACAACATTTACTGAAGAAAATTGTTTACGTCTAAAGAATTCTAAAGTCCTATATGATATGGGTATGAAAGTTGCGGCGGTTTCAGTTATGTGCCAAGACCCAAAGGTGTTTGATGCTATGATGCATGCTGGTACTCCTTGTCCTTATAATGGACAGATTGGAGAAGCAGCTAAGTTGGGCTGGGAATCTCATGTTGAGGAAACTCGTAAAGAAATTGAAGAATCGGACAAAATAGATGCGACAGATAAAGCTTTCTTTGGCCTTGGCGGCATTGCTGCCTTACTATTGTTACTCTGAATCTATAACGCCATATTATGGCCAAACGGGTAATGCTGTAACTCCTGAACAAAAGTGGGTTATGGAAAACATTTTGCCAGAAGCTATGGGTTTGGATATTAATGCTGTATTATACAACTATACTATCCAAAAACCAACAGATGAGCAAGTAGACGTTACAATTCATAATGAGAATGCCAACGGTACAGGTTATATATTTAGAGAAGTAGATAAATGGAAGCCTGGATCTCTGTCTGGAACTACAATTAGAAAAATAGTACCAGTTGTTCCATTAAATAGAGAATTTTGGGGTGATGGCTCAATAGATGTACAAGGTAATGGATCAGTAACTGATGCAAATGTTCAATACAGTTATAAAGTTGATCCATGTTATGACCCTCAATCCAATCCAAGTTGTCCTGGTTATGAACCTTATATACCAGAAATTCCGGAAGTTGACTTGGATTCTATTTACAGTATGATTCCGGAAGATGGAAATGAACAATACGAAGAAGATTCAAATTATGAAGATTCTGAAAAAGAAGAGACTGAAGAAGAGAAAGAGAAAAGAGAAAAAGAAGAAGAGAAAGATAGCAAAGAACGTTTGGAAAAGGCCCTTGGCGCAGCTGATAACTCAGCAATGTTTGCACAAGCACTGGCTAATTCTCAAATGCTAGACGCTATGAATTTAGCTCAAAATATGAATTCATATTATAGCGCTACAATAAATGGTGGAACATATAACGAAACTATTAGTTTAACTGATAAACAATTACCAGAAAACAAAAGTGGTTTGCGTAATGGTCTAGCACAACAAATATTGCACAACAAAATGGTTGATATGCAATATAAAACAAAATAAAGGAATAAATTATGTTTAACAAAACAAAATTAGTTACTATCGCTTTATCTTTAGGATTTGCCTCAACTTTTGCTTTAGCCGAAACTGCTCCAATTAATGGTGTTGTAGAATCTAAATGTATTATTACGACAGATACTGCTGGTACTTATGGAAACCCTAATGCTTATACGTTATCGACTAATCCAGTTGATGGTGGTGAACCTGCACGTATTCGCGTTGATGTAACATTAGCTGATGCTTATCATTTTGAAGTAACTCCGCCACAGGATTTTTCAACTTCACCAAGTTTACCTGACGTTCCAACGTTTACTGGTACTACTGAAGTAGATGCAGTATCAGACGCTTCTGGTATGGGTACTTACGAATCTGATAAGTTTGAAATGGGTATGAAAGATCGTTATCACATGACTGCTACCGGATCAACTTGGTTTAAAACTTCATCTACAGTAACAATGGGTGGAGATAAAGCATTTCCGGGTGGTAATTATACAGCCTTGGTAAACGCCGAGTGCATTGCTAAGTGAAAAAGTATATCTTAATATTAATGATATCATTCAGTGCAACAGTAGGGGCTCATGAAATGACTCCTACTTATCCAAAATTGGTAGATTCTCATGTTCCAGAAGTTTTAAAAACTTCTATAAAGCTGTTTAATAAACGCGCTAACGTAGAATATTACGAAATAGGTGTATTTGACAATGATTTTAAGAATGTTCCATTTGTTACATCTTATAATATTGTGAAATTGCCTTATTTAAAACACGTTAAATTTGATGTTTATATTAGAGCTGTTGATAAAGAAAAAGCAAAATATATTTGCACTATATCAAAATTAAGAACTACAGATAAAGTAAGAACGGCGGTATCTTCTAAAATTTGTTCAAAAATCAAGTGAGGAAAGAATGAGATTAGCTACAATTTGTTTATTTATGTTTGTTTCAACGGCATTATATGCTGATAGTAGTTCGTTGAATTTAGCACTACCAAACTCTGGAAGTACATACGGCCAAGATAGTATAAGAACTGCAGATGGCTTAGATTGCAAAAATGCTATCGGTGGAGCTACACAATTTGAAATGGGTGTGACGGGCATAATTAACAATGGTGACGGTTCATCTTCATCTGCTTATAGTTCAGACTCTGAAACAACTTATGGAAAAGATATTGGTGTTTACGCCAGAATTACAATTCCATTAGATGGACCAAAAGAAAGAATTAATTGCAATTCACTTTTTAAACTGGAATTAAGAAAGAAAAGGTTAGAAGTGTTAAAACTTCAACAAGAATTAGATGCATTGAAGAAAATTAATGCGAAAACGAGTTTTGAAAACTAATTAAAATAAAAGGGAGAAAAAAACATGTCAGAAGAAAATAAAACAATTGACGCCGAAGCAGTAGTTGGAATGGATATTGATGGTGATGGTCATATCAGTAAAGCTGAATATGATATGCATTTAGAATTTAAACGCAAGGAAATGGAAGACGCAGATGCGCAACGCGACGCTATTCGTAAGATGGCATGGTTCGCATTATTTGGTTTATTGTTATATCCCATTGGTATTTTACTTGCTTCTTTCCTTGGTTTAGATAAAGCGGCATCATTAATATCAGATATTGCTCCAACATACTTTGCATCTATTGCAGTTTTAGTTTCAGCATTCTTTGCTGCAGATACTATTAAAGGTAAAAAATAATGGATCTACATTTTATTATCGATCAATTATATAACTATTGGATGTTTACTGCGGTTGGAATTATTATCTTAATTGGCTGGGTAATCAACTTATTAGGTGTTGACCAAGATGAGGATATTGTTGGACTTAAATATAAAGAAATGCCATCAATGACACCAATCAAAATTGATACTGATGGTCGTGGTTTTTGGTCTGCAATTTGGCATTGGTTTTGGGAAGTTAGAACTTGGGAAATCTCGAAAGATTGGAGATTTGAATTAAACGGTCAAAAATATATAATCCCAAAAGGATTCGTATTTGACGGGGCTTCAGTTCCAAAGTTTTTAGCATCTTGGTTATCGCCAGTTGGTATTTTGCTTATTGGTGGCTTAGTACATGACTACGTATACAAATATGAAGTACTACTAAAAGCTGGTAAAAAATCAACATCTGAGAAAATGACTCAAAAAGAAGCTGATCAATTATTCCGTGATATCAACATTGAACAAAATGGTATTCATGTTTTAAATTGGGCTGCATATTTAGCATTAAGATCTGGTGGTTTTGTTGCTTGGAATAAACATCGAAAGGCTAATTCTAAAATAGGAGAATAATAATGGCTGAGGTAGAATTTGGAGGGATGACCTTTAAAGGTGGTAAGATGATGGTTCTTATAACTGCACTTTCTACCTTAGGTGGCGCGACGTGGGGAGCTTTTGAGTTCTATAATGATTATCGTAATATGAAAGAAATTGTTGAGAATATTGATGTTGATGCAATTGCTAGTGAGAATGCTAAAGTTCTTCTAAAGATGGAAGAGCAAATGGTGCGTATCGAAGAAGCAATTGAATATACTCGCGATATTAAATCTGGTTTACGTGATGATATTTTAGGTGTAGAAAAACAAGCAGATCGAGTTGAAGATATGGTAAGGGAAACCGAAGCTGATGTCCGAGAACAAATTAGAGATGCTGAAGCACGATTTGAGAATAAACGAGATTCTTTACAAAATGATTACGATAGAAAAGCAAACTCTTTACGTTCTTCTAATGATCAAAGAATGACTGATCTAGAGAACAAAGTAGAGAGGGATCTTAAATCATTAGAAATAGAGTTGACTAATAAGTTACAAAAGGCTCTTGATAATCCGCTAGCTAACTAATAATTAAGCCTTTACTTGATATAATAAATCTATATTAAGTAGAGGTCACATATGATAAAAGCAATTATGGCGTTCGACTCTAAACACGGAGTTGGACGTAATGGTACACTTCCTTGGCCAGCAAATAAGGAAGATCTAAAACAATTCAAAGAAAAAACGATTGGTTCCACTGTAATTATGGGTTCTAACACGTGGAATGATCCATGCTTCCCAGCGCCGTTAAAACATCGAGAAAACATCGTTATATCATCAAAAGAAAAATCTTTTTATCCTGGCGCGGATATTATTATGCAAAATATCAATTTAGAATTTATTAAATGGCTTGACACTACAATAACCAATAACATTTGGATTATTGGTGGACCATCAATTATTAAACAATGCGAAGATATAATTGAAGAATTTCATATTACTGAAATACCCGGCGATTTTGATTGCGACACATTTTTGGATTTTGATTTCGATAAATATACTCAAATAGATAAATCTATAGAAAAACAAAACATTTATTATATCTACAGGAAAAAAGGATTGGTATGAAACAATATTTAGATGCACTCGAACTAGTGTTAAAAACTGGTGAAGATGTACAAGACAGAACAGGTACCGGAACAAGGACAGTATTTGGACATCAGATGAGGTTCAATTTACAAGAAGAATTCCCAGCAGTTACAACTAAAAAGTTAGCTTGGAAATCGGTAGTTGGTGAACTATTATGGTTCTTGGAAGGTTCAGAAGACGAAAGACGTCTAGCTGAAATTACTTTCGAAGATGAAAGAGAAAATCTTACAGAAAAGAAAACAATCTGGACAGCTAATGCAGATAATCAAGGTGTAGCACTAGGTTATCCTAATAGTGATGAAGCTAAGATGCTTGGACCAGTTTACGGAGTTCAATGGCGTAACTTTAATGATAATTACGTTGACCAAATCGAAACAATTATTGATCAAATCAAAAATGATCCAGATTCAAGACGTATTATTTTGAGTGCTTGGAATCCATTACAAATTGAAGATATGGCATTACCGCCTTGTCATACTATGGCTCAATTCAAAGTAATTAATGGCAAACTTTCTTGTCAATTATATCAAAGAAGTGCTGATATGTTTTTAGGTGTTCCTTTTAATATAGCAAGTTACAGTTTATTAACACATATGTTAGCTCAAATTTGTGATTTAGAAGTTGGTGAGTTCATTTGGACTGGTGGAGATTGTCATATTTACAGCAATCATATAGAACAAGTAAAAGAACAATTAGATAGAAACCCAAAAATTGGACCACAATTAAAAATGCCTAATTTTAATACATTAGAAGAATTATTAGAAACACGTCCATCTGATTATGTTCTTGAAGGATATCACCCTATGGATTCAATTAAAGCGCCAATGGCAATATAAGGAAAGAAAATGGATACAAGAATTGTAGAAATCTTAGATAACGAAGTAAAACGACAAAACAATACTATTGAACTTATCGCTAGTGAAAACTTTGCAAGTGATGCAGTAATGGATTTATGTGGAAGTGTCTTTACAAACAAGTACGCAGAGGGTTATCCTGGCAAACGTTATTACAATGGTTGTGATAATATGGATGATATTGAAGAGTTAGCTATATCTCAGCTAAAACAAATCTTTGGTGTTAACTATGCTAATGTACAACCACACTGTGGCGCTAATGCTAATACCGCGGTTTATCAAGCGTTCCTAGAACCTGGTGATAAAATACTTGGTATGGATCTAGCAAGTGGTGGACACTTATCTCATGGTGCTCCAGTTAATATTTCAGGTAAGATCTATGAAGCATTTTGGTATGGAGTAGATGAAAATGGTTATTTAGACTACCAAACTATTGAACTACAAGCTATGGCAATTAAACCTAAAATGATTGTTGCTGGTGCTAGTGCTTATCCTCGTCAAATTGATTTCAAACGATTCCGTGAGATTGCTGACAAATGTGGTGCGCTTCTATTAGTAGATATGGCTCATTATGCTGGATTAGTGGCGGGTGGAGTATATGACAATCCGTGTAAATACGCTGATGTTGTGACTAGTACTACACATAAAACTCTTCGTGGCCCTCGAGGTGGCATTATTCTTTGGAATGACTTTAATTATACTAAAAAGATTAATAGTGCTATATTTCCTGGAACACAAGGTGGACCATTAATGAATATTGTTGCCGCTAAGGCTCAAGCATTTATTGAGGCTAATACCGAAGAGTTTAACGAATATGCATATAATGTTATTAAGAATGCTAAAGTGATGTGTGAAGTATTTGAAAAGAATGGTTTCCCAGTTCAAACTGGTGGTACTGATTCACATATCATTTTAATGGATTTATCAAAATCTAAGTATAGTGGACGTGAAGCCGCAGATCTGCTAGAAGAGAATGGTATTACTGTTAATAAGAATGGTATTCCGAATGATCCAAGAAGTTTCGTTGAAACAAGTGGTATTCGTATTGGTACTGCAGCTGAGACAACTCGTGGTTTAACTAGTAAAGATTTCGAAGATCTAGCTTTAAAAATCTGTGATATATTAAAATAAATTTAAAATTCCCTCAAAAAATTAACTAAAACCGTTTACTTTCTTCTTTTGTTTTGATATAATAGTTATATTAAATCATACAAAGGAAGAAACAAATGGAAACAGTTACTATCTATAAAGACTCTTATGAGTCACTTCAAAACAACGAATTAAAATACATGACTGAACTTGCTAAACTTCAAGGTAAAGTCAAAGCATTGTCACAAATGGATGACCATCCTGAATTTGTACAAGAAAAACTTAAAGAAATCGTAAAAAACTTTGAAAATAATTAAAAAAACTGTTTACATTACCCAAAAGTTAAGTTATAATAGATTTAACAAATAAGGAAACGAGGAAATAAACATGTTGAAATTTGAAAATACAGCTCAAATCGGTGATATCATTAAAGCTTACGATTTTGAACCAATGGAAGGTCGTCCAGATATGTTTATGGTTGGTAAGGTAATCGATAAAGGTATGATCAAACATCCTGTTTATGATGTTGATATGTACATGGGTTACACTATTGAAATTACTGATAAAAGTAAAGGTAATTCTTATGTTGAATGTGAAACTGCGTATGTGCCATTTGAAGTAGATTTCATGGAATACGACGAACGTGTTACATTAGTAAGCAAATAAGGAGTTTACTATATGCTAAAGTATTTACAAGAAACAACAGTTTGGGATAAAATTGATTATAATATTCCTGGACATATTTATGTTATTGATGAACGTAAACAGTGTATTGGTTATATTAAGGCAGGTACTAATGATGTTATTTGGTTCAAAATACCATCAAGAAATTTTAGTAAGACACATCGGAAGTTTAAAGATGTAACAAAGCAGTTCGCTTAGACATCATTTTTCAAGCATAAAAAAAGGAGAACCAAAAGGTTCTCCTTAATTCTAAAACGTTCTAGATTATGCTAAAACAGTGTTAGTGAAATCTACACCGAACGAACGAGCGTAAGTAGCAGCTCTATCAGTAGAAGTAGCAGATTCAACACCTGGAATAGTATCTAAAGCGTAACGAGTTTTCGCGATAACTGCTGGTTGACCAGAGTCAGCGTTAGTAACTTTAGTGAATGACATTGGAACGTATGGTGCAAAGAATCCCATAGCATCACGTCTGTCAGCACCTTTGTAAAGTACAGTAGCGTAATCAGAAGTAGCATACTGATCAACGATAACTTTAAAGCGACCATCGAAAGTACCAGCAACACCACCAGAAACTGGAGCATTAACATTACCACCAGCTACTGGAGCAGGCTGATAAGAACCAATTTGTTCTAGCATTGTAGCAACTTTAGGAGATACAAGTAATGTATTACCTTGACCACGTTTAGTATCTAAACCGATTTGAGCAGCTTCTTTAGAAATTCTAATAGCTTGTGCACGGTATCTTTCAATTTCCCAACGACCATCAGTACCAACTGAAGCACCAAAGCTAGTATCAGCTAACTGAGTAGCGTTACCATTTACAAAATCAACAACTTCACGATCGATTTCAGCTTGCATTTCATAAGACATAAGGCTCATGATTTCTTCGTCAGCTAATAGACCATGTTGTGCTTTAAGATCTTGATACATTTCAACTGTGTATTGACCTTTAAGAGCTCTTGACTTAGCTTCAACAGATTTCTTAGCAATTGAGAAACCAACTTCTTTCATGTTAGTTGAAAGACCTTCAGCAGTAGCTGTAGCATATGAACCAGTATAGTTCTTTAAGATTTTACCAAAAGCAGCTTCGTTAGTATACTTAGCAGCTACAGTAGCAGTGTTAGGTGTACCTTCACCATCAGAAATATCTGCACCAACTGCAACATCTTCATTAGAAAGAACGTAGTTACCTTCAACGTATACAACATCACCAGAGATTTCTAAACCAGATGCATCGTCAACTAAGTATAACTTAGCAGATTTACCAGCAATAGCACCAGTACCAGTGTATGAGTTAGTTAACGCGTAAATGAAACCAGTAGGCATGCTCATTGGCTGAACACCTAGTAATTCGTTAGCGATAAGGTTAGGGTATACACGACGTACCATTGGCATTAAGATTGGTGTAAACTGAGCTACATCACCAGATAGTGTACCTTCGTTAATTAAACGCGCGTGTTCTTTTTCAGTGTTTTCAAGCATTAACTTCATTGCTGCAGAATCAGATGCAGTTAATGGAGTATACTTTGAACTTTCAAGTAAAGCTTGAATGTTATCCATGTTTTCCATGATTTATTTCTCCTATTTAGAATATTTATTTTATTTATATAATTAAGAATTTAAATTAAACTAAGTGTGCCCAAATTGGAGCGTCAACTTTAGCATCTGCTTTTTCAACAGATTCTTCTAATTCTACATCTTTGGCTTCAACAGCACCTTTTACAGATTCTTTAATTGTTTCCAATTTTTCGGCAAAAGCTTGATCTTTAGTAAATTCAACTAGATCAGCTAATTTTTCGAATTTTTCAGATTCAACCAATGAAAGACCTTCTTTCATTTCAGCAATAACGCCCATTTTAATTAATGTATCGTTTTGCTCTTGAAGTGCAATAATTTCTTCAACTAGACTATCATGTTTTTCAACAGTTTCATCTAATTTTTTCTCGATACCAGACTCATCTTTAGCTTCAACAATCTTAGCAACTTCTACACCAGTAGCAGTTAACATAGAATCGAAAGCTTCAATAATCATATCGGCTTTTTCCGACTTAATAGACTCATCTAAAGCTTCTTCTGCTTCTAACATAAATTCTTCAACGATTCTATCTAAATATTTATCTAATGACTCAACCATTTCTGATTGTTTCAATTCAACGTACTTATCGGCTTTTTCATTTAAAAATTCGATGTGCGCTTCAGATTTTTCATTTAGAGTTTCAACCGCTTCTTCAATCTTTTCATCAGCAATGATTGCAGCTTTTGTTTCTACAGCTTCATTGAATTGTACTTCTAAAGTATCTTTCAATTCAGGAGTAAAAACTTTTTCGTCTAAAGATTCAAAAAGTTTCTCTAACATCTTAGTTCTCCTTTGTTTATTTTTTATTATTTATAAAAACAATAATGACTTTCAAACTGTTTCATTTCACAAATTATTTTGTGATATACATTATTATTTATTCTTTAATTCTTCCAATACTTGTGAGAACTTATCAGCTATAGCAGAATGAACTTCCGCTTTATCAAATGTATCACAAGATCCAGAACATTCATTCATTGAAACAACATTACCAAAATCATCAATGCTAAATGATAGATCTTCGATAACACCCTCGTTTAATTGAAATGATTCAACCAAACCATTCATAGTTGCATTGTAATCAGATGGCGTAGCAACTACGTCGTATGTTACTAATTTAAAGTTTTCTACAACACCATTTTTAACAGCACCAACACCGCGTGAAGATACAGAAATTTTAACACCGTTATCAATTAAAGATTTTAGCTGATTAGCTTTTGGGTTATCTAAAAGAACCGCTTCACCCATCACATACTTACCTTCAATTCTAAGATCTGTAATTTTTGCAACTGCTTCCATTGGATCTACAGTTGTTCTTGCTGGATGTTCCCATTCCATAAGAGTATTTATAGAACCTGATTCAAAGTTATTTTGATACTTTTGAACTTCAGCTTCCCAAAGACCTTTAGGATAAATTCTTCCGTTTCTGTTTCTTTCACCGATAGTACTGAATATGCCTTTAATTTTGTATTTTTTTGACGACTTACCAGTAGCCTCATTGATTTCTTCTTCAACAATAAAGTCTTGGTTAGCATCAATATCGTACATTAATTTCATTTATTACTCCTCGGTATTGCTGCCGATCTTAGCAAACATTTGCTTCATATCCTGAATCTTATCATATTCTGATGCATATTTTTTTGAAGTTTCATGATTAATCATTTTAGTCTTCAATTCATTTTTAATTGCATCTGAAAATTCAGTATATTTTTTATCAACAGCATTATTAATAACAGTCGCGTCTAGCATATCTCATCCTTTCCTATTATTTATTATATTTATATTATTTATATTTCTAAAACTATTTTCTCTTTCTACCAGCTTTTCTGGCCATAGCATACAATTGAGTAGCACTATATCTACCATTTGTAAAAGTTTCAGTTTTAAGTCTTGCAACTTCCATCAATCTATCTGGTGGAATAATCACACCAGTTTTGGAAATCCTAGAATTGATATACAATCTAATACATGGGGCATATCCAAGACTTTTCAACATTGGTCTTAGTTGTTTATAACTAAATTCTAATGGTTGATTTCTTTTAATTCTTTTTTCATTCATTCTTATGATTTGTTTTATTAAATTTATACGCATAGAA